GCAAACAAGCTCGTCATTTTCGTCAAACTTCCAATGTTGGAAAGCTGGAAAGTTAACTTTTTCTCTGTGATCAGCTAGGGTCTTTGGTGTGCGTTTACGTCCCGGCTCTAACGGTATATGATCATAGGTCATAATTCGAAAGACTACATCGGGCTTTTCGATAGTTTTATAATCTACTTCAAATTCAGCGGCCTTGCATTTAGGGTTGACGGCTTTTGCCGCTTCAAATGCCTGTTGCCCTAGCCTTTTTGCTCGAACTCGTTTGGCTTCTGCAATGGTTCGAATGTTAATCTTTTCTATGCTAGGCAGAATAAGATCGTATTGATGATATTCGGGTTTTGTATAGCTGGAGTAACTGTTTTTACTTCTATGTATTTCTAATAACAAGTCTTTGTTATTTAGGTAGTTTACTTTTTTCATTGTTCTTATGACTCCTCATGTACATTATAATGTCAGCAGTTAATAAAGTCAATAAATACTACTGACGGAGATTACCAAATATGCCAGATAATAGTTTTTTAACAACAGCAACTAGTGTGTCAGCTATTGCCGCCGCAACAGGCAATAACAAGTTAGCTAAAATAGCAGGTGGAGTTGCAATTGGCGCTGCCGCTGTGAATTTCTTTAAAGGACCGATGTTTGGCGGTAGTGAAGCTCCTTTGGGACGTATTCCCGGAGCAGTGACATTTTCAAAAGGTTCTATTGATTGGCGAGTAAAATTAAGTTTACCAACAAACAATCTTGCATACATAGCTAGTCCAATATTAGCACCTTTAGTAGATTCGGGAAACAGTTTGATTTTTCCTTTTACGCCACAAGTTAATTTAACACACTCAGCATCTTATAACTCTCTTGACACCACACATAATAATTATGCCTTTATGGCCTATGAGAATAGCAGAGTTGAAACAATTAGCATTACTGCTGACTTTTACTGCGAAAATAGTGTCGATGCCGCATATTGGGTCGCTGCCACCCACTACTTGAGATCCATTACAAAAATGTCGTTTGGTGACTCATCCGATGCAGGCCAACCTCCGCCCGTTGTTCGATTAAATGGTTATGGAGCATATGTTTTTAATAATGTTCCTGTAGTGGTTAAAACATTTACTATGGACCTACCAAAAGAAGTCGATTATATTTCTGCCAGTGTAGGAGGATTCCATGATCCGCTAGATTTTGGAGATGCCTTAGTCGATGGCAAAACAAGTTATGCTCCTGTAAAAAGTACAATGACAATTCAACTAATGCCAATTTATAGTAGAACACAGCAACGTAAATTCTCATTAGATGCATTTGTCAATGGAAATTATTTGGATGACGGAGGTTACATTTAATGGCATATAAAATTACTAGTCCGTGGCATGATACTGCTATGTCAAACGGCTATCTTGGAAATTTTAACATACGTCCTGTTAGTGCAGAGCCTGATGATATTCCCTATACCATTGACCCCCATTATAACTATAGACCAGACCTGCTTTCTCAAGATTTATATGGCACTCCAAAGTTGTGGTGGGTGTTCACTCAGCGAAATATGAACGTTATACGAGATCCAATTTTTGATTTTAAAGTAGGTACACTAATTTATCTTCCTAAAAAAACTACGCTATTCAGAGTATTAGGAATATAAGATGGCAACAACAATTGCAGGGCTAACGCCGGCTAACTATGAAAAGTATAGAGCTCAACGCCTTTATGATGAAAGTCGCGGAAACTATACTGTTGTAAATCAATTTGGTTATGCTGGCGGTTATCAGATGGGCGCACAAGCATTAGAAACTGTTGGTCTCTTAAAACCTGGCGCAAGTAAATTAGGCAATGCCGCACTAAACGATCCCAAAAATTGGGTAGGCGCCGGTGGCCAGCCAAAAAGCATACAAGAATTTTTATATAATTCTGCCGCACAAGACAAAGCATACGAAAAGTACACAGCGGTCAATGCTAGAACATTAGAAACTGTAAAAACTCCAGAAGGCACTTATAGACTTACAGCTGATACTCCGCAAGAACAACGAGCAGGTTGGCTAGCCGCTTCTTCTTTATCGGGCGCTGGAGCAATTGCTAAAGACGGATTGAACGCCAAGGCCGACGGGAACGGAGTATCTCCTAAGACTCCATTCATCGCCGCACAAAAAGCAGTTAGCGGTGCAACAGGCGTACCGACTACAACTGCTACCGCAGGCGGTCAAGTTCCTGCAAATACCACCACTACCACACCAGATCAAAGCGCAGCCGAAACACAAAGATTAAACGCCGCCGCAGCCGCAGCCGCTATTGATAGAGGCTCAGAAATATCTGCCGAAAGCGTAGCAAATTTACCTACAACACTTGACCTTTCTTCTAACGCTGGCGGCGGCCAAGAAAAAATTACATTGCCAATTGTTAATCCTCTAGAAAAATTTGTCTCAAGTAATTATTTGTTTACCTTGAGTAGTTTGTCTGCAGATGCTGTTAACTTTCCTGACGAGAGTTATAGAAAAGGTCTAGTTGGTAAAATTATTTTAAGCAGTGGCGGCAGGTTTTCAGAGTCGAGAGTATCAACAGCTTATCAACCACGAGATAATCCTTCCGGAAAATATGATTATTTTATCGACAATGTAGAAATGTATTGTCAAATTACACCGTCGTCGTCAACAAAAGGAACTAACGTAATTACTTTAGATTTTGAAGTAACGGAACCCTACAGCATGGGGCAGTTTTTACAAAGCTGTCAAATTGCCGCAGTACAAAATGGTCACACAGATTATACACAGGCTCCTTATCTATTAAGTTTAGAATTTAAAGGGTACACTGATGACAATAAATCTAAAACAGTGTCGGTTAGATATTTTCCAATTAGGATGTATAGTATCAATATGACTATTACATCTGCAGGATGCAAGTATCAAGTAAAGTCACAAGCATGGAACGAACTAGCATTAAACGACAATTATAATTTTTTAAAATCTGACTTTGCAATAACCGGAGCAACAGTTGTTGAAATGCTACAAAGCGGTACTACTAGTTTGCAACATCTAATGACTAGTAGATTATTAGAAACGTCAAAGACGGATGAAAAAAAGCCTTATCTGCCCGACGAAATTGCTATTGTGTTTCCTACAGAATTACAAACAATTGCCCCGCAAGAAGCACCTGATAATGGAGCAACAATAAAAGAAGGTACCGCCGGCGGCGGCAATGTATTGTCTCGAGTTAAATTAACACGAAGTGATAAGACTAAGATCTTAATACAAGCAGAAAACGAAGTTAGCACATTAGGCAAAGCCAGCATGAATTTTTCTCTAGCACAAGGCGGCCTTGACGCTAAAAAACCAGACGATCCCAATGCTAACGATAAAAATATCACAGTGGCTGCGCTGACAAATAAAAAATTTCCACGTAATGCTTATCAAGTAGATAAAGATAAAAAAGAATTTGTATTTAGAAAAGGTACTAGTATTATCAATGCAATTACAGAAGTAATGTTAATGAGCGATTATTGTACCGGAGCAGTGACTAAGACTCCTAAAGATGGCTTTTATGATTGGTTTAGGATTGAAACTCAAGCCTATATAATAAATGCCAATAAACAAAATGAAAATGTGGGTGTTAATCCTAAACTACTAGTGTTTAGAGTAGTGCCATATAAGATTCATCAATCGTTATTTGCAACGCCTAACATTACAGCTAGTGGTTATCAACAACTTGTTGATGAGGCAGTTAAGGAATATAATTACATATACACCGGAAAAAATGTTGATGTGTTAGATTTTAAATTAACCCTAAACAATAATTTTGGTGTACCGTTACTGGCAGAAGGCCTGGGAGCCGCCGCAGGCGAAGCATTAATGTCTCGTTTAGGACAAGCAGGGGTTGCTCCGTCAGACAGCTTACTGCCTTATGTTCCTTCAATTAACGGCAATGCCAACTCTGGCGGCGACGTAGCGACCGGAACTGCTATAGGTCTAGCTAAAGTTGACAGATGGAAAAGCAGTGACGGCGGCGGTGATGCTGATACGTACAAGACCCTTGTGGCAAAGCAATTCCAAGCACGTATATTAAATTTAGGAACTGAAAAAGTTCAAGCAGATATGACTATTTTAGGAGATCCGTATTATTTGGCAGATAGCGGACTAGGAAATTTTACTAATACTAATTCAACTAGTAGAATAAATTTAACAGCTACCGGTGCAATGGATTATCAGTCAAGCGAAGTAGATATATTAATTAATTTTCGTACACCTGTTGATTTAAACTCAAGGGGGAGCTTAACATTTCCAGACGAGATTAAAACACAGTTAGAAATACCCTTTAGTGGATTATATAAAGTAATCACTGTAAAGAGTAGTTTTGTTAAGGGAAAGTTTACACAGGTATTAAATTTAGCACGTAGATCAAATCAAAATCCTCCAGGTCTAACAGCACTTGATCGATCTGAGAATTCTAACGAAGGTGATATATCTACAGACAGTTTAGGCAATGTATTTAGAACAGACGCCAACGGCAATGCAGTATTTTATCGCGCAGCCGATGTTGAAGAACGAGATCGAGGAGCTCAAGTAACTCCAGGAGACCAAGAAAAAACTAATGACGTTGACATTGTTGTTGCATCCGGCGAAACTGTGGTTGCTTTTGCAGAAAGTAAAGACGGTTACTCCAGAGCTTCTTCGGAGACCTCAGATCAGGCATAATTTATGATAAACGATACACTTCCAGAAGATTCAAGATCAGAAGAACGGTACTTTGATTACCCGGGCCCATATATGGCTCGAGTAGTCAGTCACATCGATGCAAAGTACATGGGTTCATTGCAAGTTGAATTAATTAACGATGTTGGTAGAGATGAACCTGGTATTACAGGATCAGTAATTACAGTTAGATATCTAAGTCCATTCGCAGGACAAACTAGTATTACTTTTACAAATGCTGAACCTAACGACTACGACAGCACACAAAAAGCCTACGGCATGTGGATGGTTCCGCCTGATGTAGGCACTATTGTAATGGTTATGTTTGCCTATGGTAATGCGGCAAAAGGCTATTGGATTGGTTGTGCTCCTGACGAGTATGTAAATTTTATGGTGCCTGGAATGGCAGCAACGTCTACCACTACAGAAGCAGGTAGTGACGAAAGAAAAGTTGTAGCTGAATACAATAAGAGGGCTAGTAGTGCTGCCGCACAATCACAACCTGATATAACACAATTACCAAAACCAATACATCCGTTTCATAAAATATTAACAACGCAGGGGCTAAACAAAGATGATACTAGGGGCATAACTTCTAGTAGTGCTAGGCGAGAATTACCGAGTACTGTATTTGGCATTAGCACTCCTGGCCCAGTTGATAGAAAACCTAATGCTCCTACTGGCCAAATAGGTAAAAAAGAAAGCAGGATGAGTGCATTTGTCAGTCGACTAGGCGGAACCACATTTGTTATGGATGACGGAGACGAAAGTTTTATTCGTAAAACTCCTGCAAGCGAAGGCCCTCCAGAATATGTCAGCGTAGAAAACGGAGAGTCTGGCGGTCAGCCAGATATTCCACACAACGAACTTGTACGTATTCGTACTCGCACAGGGCATCAAATTCTTTTACACAATAGTGAAGACTTAATTTATATTGGCAATGCCGCAGGCACTACATGGATAGAATTAACCAGCATGGGCAAGATAGATATCTATGCACAAGACTCCGTTAGTATTCATACAGAAAAAGATATAAACATCAAGGCCGACCAAGACATTAATATGGATGCTGGCAGAAATGTTAACATTCGGTCCGGAGCAAAACACAATGTTGAAGTTGGTTCTGCACACAGCTTAATAGTTGGCACTGACCAAAAAATATCTGTTGTGGGCACAAAACATGAAAGTATTGGAGCCAATAGAAATACCAGTGTTACAGGTGCAAGTAGCGAAGCTATTGGGCAAGCATTTAATTTACAAACTGGGTCAAATGTAAAAATAACTTCAGGAGCAGATATTGCATTGCTGTCCTCGGGAGGAAATAAGTTTACCTCTGGAACAGCAACGTCTATTAATGCCGCATCGAATATTAATCTTACCAGCGGAGCAAAAATTAATCTAAACGGACCATTAGCTGAAGCCGCAACTGCCGCATCTATAACAAACGCAGTACAACCGGATGCCTTGGCCATTGTAGTAGCAAGAACACCTATGCATGAACCTTGGGACGGCCACGAAAATTTACATGGTCAAGACCCAACGAAGTATACTACTTCAACTGATACATTTAGGAAAATTAGCAAATAAATACTACTATGAGCATAGAAAAATCACTATACACTAGAACAGTTGTTCCTGAAGTTACAAAAACTACTGCACCACCTTTAAGCAAAACTTACAGGGGACTTAGCACGGTAGGCAATCCAACCGGCGGCTTTGCTCTATACGATCTAGCATTAATTAAGCAAGATATTGTCAATCACTTTCACATTCGTTACGGCGAGCGCCTTGAAAACCCAGATTTTGGTACTATTATCTGGGACCTGTTATTTGATCCCCTAACTGAAGAAGTTAAAAGTCTTATAGTAGAAAATGTATCCACTATTATTAACCATGATCCTCGTGTTAGAGTTCAAAATGTCATAGTAAGTGAATATGAAAGCGGCATACAAATAGAGTGCGAGCTGACCTATTTGATATACAATATATCAGAAAGCCTGCGATTTAAGTTTGACAAAGACAACAATCTACTCGGTTAATAAACTGCCCACTTTATCTATACGATAAATATCTATAATGAGGACTAAGTATGTCAAGTATAGATAGACAAAACAAATTAATTGCGGCAGAAGACTGGAAAAAGGTATACCAGAGCTTTAAAAACGCTGATTTTAAAAGCTACGATTTCGACAATCTACGTCGAACAATGATCACATATCTGCGTGAAAACTACCCAGAAGACTTTAACGACTATATTGAGTCAAGCGAGTACCTAGCCCTAATTGATCTAATTGCCTTTCTTGGACAGAATCTTGCCTTCCGCTTTGATTTAAATGCTCGTGAGAATTTTCTTGAACTAGCAGACCGCCGTGAAAGTGTCCTACGTCTAGCACGTCTACTCAGTTATAACCCCAAAAGAAATCAATGTGCTAATGGTCTATTAAAGTTTAGCTCAGTAAGAACTAGTGAAGCTATTATAGACAGCAACGGCCGTAGCCTTGCTAACCAAACAATTGTGTGGAACGATAGTGCCAATACCAATTGGTACGAACAGTTCATAAAAGTAGTAAATTCTGCATTGCCGTCAACTGGACAGTTTGGCAAACCACAAGATTCTGGAACTATTGCTGGCATTAGAACACAGCAATATCGTTTTAATGCAACTAACACAGATGCTCCAATTTATGGATTTACCAAGAACATTGATGGCAGAAATATGAATTTTGAAATTGTATCTTGTGCAATTAAAAATTCTCTAAACATCTATGAAGAGCCACCAATGCCCGGTACTAACTTGGCATTTTTATATCGTGACGACGGTGGCGGTTCTCCTAGCACTAATACTGGATTCTTTGTTCACTTCCGTCAGGGAAGTTTAAATCAGGGAACATTTTCTATTCAACGACCGAGTACAAATGAAACTGTTGACCTAGATAGTTCTAATATTAACAACTCAGATATTTGGCTGTACAGTTTAGACAGCGCAGGACTATTGTCTCAAGAATGGACAAAAGTTGATGCAGTTGAAGGCAATAATATCATATATAATTCTCTTTCTAAAAGTGTTAGAAAAATATTTTCAGTAATTACACGCACAGGTGATCGTGTTCGTTTAAACTTTGCTGACGGCACGTTTGGCGATTTGCCTCAAGGCAATTTTAGAGTATACTACCGAGTTAGTAATGGATTTGAATATGCAATTAGTCCTTCTAATATTAAAAACGTAACATTTGATATTCCCTACATCAGTAACAAATCTGGCAAACAAGAAATACTATCAGTCTCAGCTGGATTAAACTATACTGTTCAAAATGCTTCCGCAAGCGAAACAAGTGACAGCATTAAAACTAACGCACCGTCAACATACTATACACAAAATCGTATGATTACCGGAGAAGACTACAACGTATTCCCATTGAGTGTTAATCAAGAAATTATTAAAGTCAAATCAGTTAACCGAGTAAGTTCCGGCATCAGTAGATACTTTGATCTAAAAGATTCTACCGGAAAATATAGCCATACTAATTTGTTTGGAACAGACGGCATTTTATACAAAGAGCCTATCATTGGCAGTTTTAAATTTTCATACAACACTAGAACTGATATTGAAAATGCAGTATTGAATCAAATAGAACCGGTACTTGCTAGTCGTACAATTAAAGATTTTTATTTAGACAGCTATGCGTTTGTATCGTTGGGAGTTGCATTTTCTTCTTTTACACAAGTTACTTCTGCTACAAATATATCAACGGGATATATTAATGATAATACGCAGACTACTGCAATTAAAAAATTAGGATCTGCTACATTTTCAAATTTAAGATTTATCATTCCCGGGGCAATGTTAAAATTTACTCCGCCTCCTGGTAAATTGTTCAGTAGTGATAATAAACTAATTGACGAAGCCGGTGCACCTGTATCTGCTAAAACAGGAATTTGGACACGAGTTGTACAGGTAGTCGGAGACGGTACAGCAAAAAATCTTGGCGTATTACCTTCGGGACTCGGCCCGGTAACACTAAACGAAATAGTGCCATCAGGTGCTGTTTGTGATACTGCGGTGCCAAAATTTGTTACTGCGCTTGAAGATAGCGTTAAGAATAAAATTATTGATTTAATTGCTGCCAATAAGAATTTTGCTCTAAGATATGACAGCTCAGATACTGTATGGAAAATTATTACAGAATCTAATATTGATAAAAAATCTGCATTTAGTCTAGGAAAAACCGGCGATTCAAGTAATCAACAACTAGACGCAAGCTGGATATTATTGTTTGAAACTGACGGAACATCATATCTTGCAACGTATCGCGGCCTAAGATATGTATTTGAAAGTTTTAAAGAAATGAGATTTTTCTTTGATAGTACTTCTAAGGTCTACGATCCATCTACAGGAAAAGTAATTAGAGATAAAATTTCAGTCATGAGTATTAATACACAGCCTGACGTGTTGTCTGCGTTTAATCAAAATTTTGATTGGGAAATTATTGACGAATATTTAGGTAGTGACGGCTATATTGACACTAAGAAAATTTCTATCAGCTTCTTTGACAGCAATGAAGACGGCATAGTTGATGACCCAGAACTATTTAAAAACATTGTTAGCCCATCAACAAATACCACATCTAAATTTATTTTTCAAAAGCGACAAGTTGCACTGGACGGATCTACAGATTTTTATTACATTGAAAATACAAATGACTTAATCAACGTATATCTAAGCCAAGAAGCAGTTCCTTTAACCTTAGATGACGGCCAGTTAATTTATATTATTAAAGAAAATCTAGTTAAGACGTTTAATAAAGCCTCAACTAGTTTTATAATTACTAATGAATATAGAGGTTTCTTGGGCAGAGATAATTTAAAATTTCAGTATATACATGCCGCAGATAACGCGGCAAGATTAGACCCTGCCGCAACAAACATCATAGATATCTTTATGTTGACTAAAACATATGATGTATTATACAGACGTTGGCTTGCAGGTGAAGTAATTACTAAGCCGTTGCCTCCTAGCAGTGATGCACTATACACAAATTTTAGTACAGACATCAACAAAGTAAAATCAATAAGCGATGAGATCGTTTATCACCCTGCAAAATACAAACCTCTATTTGGTAAAAATGCCGCCACTAGCCTACAGGGTGTATTCAAAGTGGTAAAAAATTCTAATGTAGTAATAAGTGACAATGACATTAAGTCGGGAGTCATAACTGCAATTAACGAATTTTTTGCTTTAGAAAATTGGGAATTTGGAGATACGTTTTATTTTGGAGAACTGTCTGCATATATTATTCGTCAACTAAGTCCCAACCTAGTAAACATAGTAATTGTACCAAAACAACAAGATTTAGCATTTGGTAGTTTATTTGAAATAACGTCAAATGCAGATGAACTATTAATTAGCTCTGCAACAGTCGATGATATTGAGATCATTTCAGAGATTACTGCGGCAAGAATTAATGCAAGTGGCACAGTACTAACATCAATTCCGTTAAACAACAATGACATCACAAGTGCGTAAAGAAGGAATATTACATGGCATTCGATAACAACCAACAAGAATCAGCGTTACCTATTGGAGACAATAATAAAAGAACGTCGTTAGATTTTCTTCCTAAATATTATAGAACTCCGGCAAACCAAAAATTCTTAAGTGCTACAGTTGATCAAATGATCAACGAGGGAACTGTTGGAAAAGTAAACGCTTTTATTGGTCGTAAAAATACACCTGCATTTACATCGGCAGACAGATACTTAGAAGAAGTCAGCGTTGACAGAGCCGCATATCAACTCGAACCGGCTATTATTTCTAAAGATTCTTTAGATAATGTTACATTTTTTAAAGATTATAATGATTATATCAATCAATTAAATTTCTTTGCAGGAACTACTTTAGATCACAGCAAAGTTAATAGCGAAGAATACTATGCATGGAATCCTAATATTGATTGGGATAAATTTGTTAACTATAGAGAATACTATTGGTTACCAACCGGTCCACAACCGATTACAGTTTTAGGACAGTCAACAGACATTAACAGTACATATACTGTTAAATTAACCAACGAAGTTGACAATATTGCTTATTTGTTTACCCCTGACGGCCTAACAGCAAACCCTAAATTTAAATTATATCGCGGACAAACATATACCTTTGAAATAGATTGTGAAGATCGCCCATTTGCATTTAAGACTGTTAGAACTACAGGCGATGCAGACTTATACACTAACGGCATCACTGTAAGAAATAATAAAAATGTAATTGTTCCTTCTACTTCACATGTTAAAAAAGGATCAATTGAATTTACAGTACCGTTAAATGCTCCTAATATTTTATATTATGTTAGCGAAACTGATATAAACACATCAGGCTATTTTACAGTTTTTGACATTACTGAATCAACTCAGATAGACGTTGACAATGAGATCATTGGTAAAAAATATTACACTACTAGTAGCGGAACCACATTATCTAACGGAATGAAATTGTCATTTCCTGGACAGGTAACTCCTGAGAAATACTCAACAGGTAATTGGTATGTTGAGGGTGTTGGTACTGCAATTATCCTAGTAGCAGAGAAAGATCTTGAAACACCGTCTGCATATACTTCTGATTTAGAA